AGTGTCTGATATATATTTTTCAGCCAAGTCTGCATAAGTTGCTTGGAAAGTTCCAGTTATACTCCAATTTCCAGTTATTGATCCTGCTGTAATTGCGCTGCCAGTTGTTATAGATGTAGTTGTCACTGTGCCGGTAAATATTGGTTCAGAAAACATTGTTTGCTTTGATTCGTTAGTGACATTTGCTAACCCTACATCATCAGCAGTCACTGTACTCCAATACGGGGATCTGGCAACAGATCCGGTTCCGGTACCAGTTAAAAACTTTTTAGTAGTTGTTATATTGCCAGGGAGAACAGAAGTTGTACTTGTGCCAGTTTGGTATGGTATTCCTCCAATTGCTCCGCCTATGATATTAGCACCTTCTACTGATATAGTTCCATTGTTTACTGCAATTCCCGATCCTATTCGCACTCCTCCAAGTTGTACAGGAGATGCCGTGGGCAAATTGTATGTATAACTTACACTTAATACACTAGTATCATCAATTGTTAGTCCACTACCTACTCGTATGCCTCCTAATACTTCACTTGAAGCAGGAGGTAATGTGTATCCGCTATAATTCTTAACAGATAGTACACCAGTGTCAGATACAGCTAGTCCTGCGCCTACTTTTATTGATCCTAAAATAGTTGGCGTAGCTTGTTTTACAATTGAATTTTTTAAATCAAGAAGAGTAAGTTTTCTAGTAAGTTGGCCATCACTGATTGGGAATACATTATTATCCGACGGGGATTCAATTTTTGGTAAATCTGTTATGCGTGCCATGTTTAATCAAGCTCCAATGGGTCATTATCGTCGGTAGTTAGTGTCTGATTGTCATCACTAGATAATATGTACTGGTATTTATCCTCCAGATACTGTGAAAATACAGCCTCAGTATTCTTAATAAACTTAATAATATCAGTACTGGTATGTGTCGGATCAGTTAGCGGAGTATCCCACTGCTGACCTATCTTCTTAACAACTACTATTCTTGAATTTTCAGGCACGGTATTATTCAACTGCACAGTTGAAGAATTACTGCTTACTGTAAATTCAGCGTCAAAACTGCTATCTCCTTCTGGGCTGTACGGGTATCCATTTGACTCTTCGAATAAAGAATACGAATTCTTTTTCAATCTATATCCGCCGACAAAGATATCAATACTGTTATTACTAGTTGGATTGTAATTTAAATCAACACTGTTGGTACTACCATTGCTAATAAAAGTTTCAACTACATGTTTATCCATGTATGGAATAGTTTCAGTTGGACCAATATCAAGAACTATCGTTCTAACTCTATGTAATATTGGGGCACCTGTACCCAATGTACCGCGGCGTAATTTTCCTAAAATATTTCCAGTTTTACTAAAATATTCAATACGCTCACCATTTATTTCAATAATACCTGGTAGGTTAAGTTCTGAGTTCGGCGGGCTTAATACTTCTCCGTTAACTACTGTTATTGTTGCATCTTTTTGTAATAGGTCTTTAGCTAGTCTAGTTGATTTAGCTTTTGAAATTCTCTTATAATGCACACGATTAAGCATATCTTTAAATTGCATATATCCGTAGCTATGATTAACTATGTTATCGTTAAAACAAATAATATCGATCTTGTCACTAAAGTAAACACTATCTTTTAATCTAATTGTTGTTAAATCTGAATCTAGATAATAATCAACGCTATGTGTTAACATTAATCCGTTTTTAATAACCCAAACATAATCATCAAATGCTACCATTCGTTCTAATGTAATTTTTCCACTAGTCACATTTTGATAGCTATAATATGTCGAAGTACCTGGAATAATATTATTTTGATACACTGTATATTCCGAAGTTCTTTGAATATCTTCAACATTATGGTTAAACATTGAAATAACTTCGATAACATTGCCGGCAAATAATGTAGATGTAAATGTAATTTGATCATCTGTTATAGTATATTCTGCGTTGGTAAAATTTACTACCGTTAAAGTTGAGTCTTGTTTATATACTTGTTTATTAATAGTAATAGAAACATTTGGTACATCATATATATAATCAGCTCCAAAATTTAATTCAACTCCGTCCAAATAAACTTTAAAGTTTGCCGGATTCATAACCGTTTCATTTTCTTTATATTTTTTTAGATTATACGTTAGTTCATCATTTGTTAGAGTGAAATATGCTGAACTAGAAGGAGTTAGTACACGATTATCTTTTATTACTATAACATTATTAGATAAAGGTAGACTGTTTCCTATAATATTACTTAGAGTGAGTGTTTGTGATAATCCGTCTGATACAAAATTTTCAGATTTAATAATTGATGCTGACTGATTTTTATCAGCAGTTATCATATATGTTATTAACGATCCCTGAGGAATATTTTGTACAATACGTATTCCTGTTTTTTCAGGAGAGTCATACGACTCGCTAGTTCTAAATAATTCGTAATTAACAGCTTGTCCATCCACTAGCACTATAGATCCTAATGTATCAATCCACGGTGCTTTGGTAATATATTCTGTAGTGATACCATCACTGATAAAATAATCCGAATCTAATAAATCTTGACTTGCTACTCCAAATGTTATAATACTTAATATAGATTTATCTGTTGGGGCAACCGCCAGCGTAATAGTTTTGTCTTGCCAGTTAACAATATAATCAACATCTTGTTTTAAAATAATATTATTGCCAAGTTTGACAAATATAGACGCAAGATTGTTAGGAATCTGAGCTAGCTCAAATACATTAGTAATTCCGTCACCAATATAATTTTTAAACATTATTTTAGCGGACCCAGCTGTTGGTAGTTGATAAACTTTAATAGCAACTGCATCTGTAATATGTCCTGGAACAATTTCTTCAGGGGCTGCACTAGATGTTGGTGTTATTAGCCCGTCTCCATCTAAAATAATGTCATCAGGTGCAAGACCTGTTGCAGTACTGTACGCTAAATTGCCGCCAGATAATTGAGTGTCATATTCTCCAGGCAATGGTGTGAAGCTACCATCGCTAGTACTCTTGCGGAATATAATAGTATCACCAGCATTGATAACTAGTGTTAAATTAGGAATTGTAAAAGTTTTTGTAGTACCATTGCCAACAATTGTTTGCATAACAGTATTTGCAGGAGCTATTTTTCGTCCGTTAGGTTGTTCAGTGACTCCGTCATACGTATTAAAATATGGGTCGTCGATGCGTACACTGTTAATATACACGTTAATTTTTTCATTTAATACTGGTGCATACGGTAATGTGTATGTATAGGTACTGGCGCCAGCAATTACAATATAATCATCAAACGCTGCATCAAATCCGTCCCATGAGTCCGTAAACCATGGTAGACTGTCCCAACCTCCGCTAATATTAAATCCAATTCCAGTAATGCTAACTCCTCCGTAATCAATACCTGTCATTAATTGTGCTAAATCTTTACCGTACATTCCGCTTTCAGGATTGTAATAAAAATTAATCCTATCAGTAGCTGATAAATGGTTAAAGTTTTTAGTATAACTTACCACAATTTCTTCTCCAGCTGCTGGAGCAGTTTGTAATGTCAGTGATCCAGAATAACTTGTAAAGCCTTTTGACGTTGACGTTTTAGTAGTTAATAAAAATTCATTTCTTAAAACATCAACGCCGTTGATCTTAACTGAGTTAGTTCCAGTAGTAGGAACTGGACTAAATTTTAAAGGCCATTGTAGTCTTGAACCAGTTCCTACAAATGTTTCTGTTTCAGTTAACTCTGTCACATAATATGTCCTAGTTATCCTATCAAATTTAATAGTAATTTTATTAGATCGAACAACTTCGCTTTCTATCTTAACTGCTGCCCTTGCTGCAATCCCGTACTCAGATAGACCTCCTTCAATAGAGATTAGAGGAGCTTTTAAATACCCAGTTCCGCCTGATATTAGTTGAATTCTATTAACTGATCCGTTTGCAATATATGCTTTAGCGATAGCGCCGTTGCCAAATCCGCCTTGGATGCTAACTGTTGGTTGGGAAATATATCCTGAACCACCGTCTATTAAAAATAGTTCTTGAACCGTAAATCCAATATTATCATACCAATGTTTCCACGGATAAGAATTGAAAACATTATTCTCAGATTGAATAATACCTGCGCTATCAATTTTTGTGGTTATTGGAACTACTTTAAAATTAGAATCAATAATAGGCAATAGATCAAAGTCGCTGACAGAATTATATGAAGGATCTAATTTAGTATAAGAACTAATATATTCTCTAATTTGTGTTCTATAAGGTTTAACTTCTTTAATATAATCTTCAAAATTTTCTAAATTATCGCTATTATAATTTACTTTTTGTGTCAATGCTCCTACGTTATGAGTTGCTTTTACAAAACTAGTTTTCATAACCCAGTCTGAGAATGTTTGCTCGCTTAACACGTATCGAATACTTGCAAAAAATAATGTTAAGTATTCTGTTCGTAAGTCATCAACTAGTATTTTATTCTTAATTGTTTCAATAATTATCTTTAACTCTGTAGATGCAACATTATCATATAGTGTAGAATCAAATAATGCACTGTCATAACCTAATCCATTAAAAGTATATAAGGAATTAGAAAATTGTATAGTACCGTTATTACGTCCAACAACTTTAAAATTTTGTGTATAATCAATAGTAGTTAAATTATTATACTGTTCTAATAACAACCAACCGCCGGTGCCAATATTTTTAACTTTTACTAGTTGTCCTATTGACGATTCCAATAGTGCTAACTCATAAGTATTGTTAACTATATGATCAATTTTAGTAAATTGAGTGTATCCCGTGGCATACCAATCAGTATAATTCCAGTATCTATTAACATCAAATGCCTGTCCTCGTGTGCGTTCCCATTTTAGAGTAGCGGCAATCCATTGGTATGTGCTCCATTTATCAAAAATATTTGCATCGCTATTAACAAGCACAGTATAAGGTCTAACTGATAATATTGTATTTGCAGTTAGTATATTATATGGAGAAGAATTGTCTAGATATCCTTCTCCAGGATTTAATACTTTTACATCAATAACTTGACCTTCTAAATTTATTATAGTACGTAAACTAGCATTTCTACCTTGTTTTTTACTGTTAACAACAACATAAGGAGCATTAACATACCCTGCCCCCGAGTTAACAATAGTGGCGCCTGTTATACGCCCATTTTTAATTATAGGATGCAAAACTGCTTGCTGCAAAGTAGCAACTCCTACAAATTTTAATTCAGCGTCTGTGTCAATTGATAAGTCCCATTCGCCAGACATATCACTTGGTGGCAAGTTGTATGATTTAAGATCGGTTAAGTCATATTCATCTACAATTAATCTTGTAGACAACACTAAATTAACTCTTTCAATAAATTGTTTTAATGCTTCGGTACGGTTGATAAACATACTCTGGCGAGGGCGGAAACTAACACCATATCGTTGTTTAAAAGGTAAATTGATATCGGGTACTACTCGATCGTTGTCGTCTTTTCCTGTTAAACTATGAATCCATTTTTTTTCAATTTCAATCGGAATAACTGTATTAACATGTTCGCTTATAACTTTCCATTGACTGTGAGCGTTAGTTCCAGTATAACGGTCATCTACTAGCCAATATTGTATTGTTAGATTATAGTCAGTGCTATTAATAATTGACGGAACATTAACTAAGTTAAAGGAATCAGTACCTGTTAGTGCTAGGCATACATAACCTTCAGAAATAGGATCAGCGATTAAACGAGAAATATTATATGCTGATAAATTTCGACCTATAGATTTAGGAACTACTGTTGAATTTTTAACCCAATAATAGTAAGTGCTTTGGAAAGATTTAGATATAGTGTCGTATTTTTTCTTAACACTATAAACAGTATCTCCGTATCGACTTTTTCCGCTAATACTTAATGCATCACCTTTGTCAGTACCCGATAACTTATCCCACTCTGATGGAAGATATTTTGTTTCTATCCATTCATAGATATCAATACTAGCAGTTTCATATAATTTATTCCAAGTAGTAGATCTATATACTACATTACCACATTGGTTATCTAAAAACTTAGCGCGAGTTAAGTCCCACCACACTGCGCCTACTTGCGCCGTAGTCCAGTTTAGACCACTATCTACATTAACTGGCAATCCGTTGACAACAACATTATCTCCAATAGAATATGTAGCTGGATCAAAATATGTTTTATAATTAATTTCTTGATCAGCGGGTCCTGGAATTTTTCCCTGTATAGGATCAACTACATCCAAATAAGATGTTAATTCATTTTTAGTTCGGTTGTAGATAAATGATTTTTTAATTTTGTAAGCGTTTGGTCTAGGATTTTCTTGGTGTAATATTTTCCAAGACGTACTATTAACTGGTCGTGTATAAGATAATACTGTGCCGCTGTTATCATTATCGTTAGGTGCTCCTACTAATACAATGTCATTTGATACAGCAATTGCAGAACCGTATGCGTCTGAAAAATCAGTAGTTGTTCCTGTTTCTAAAGTTTCGCCGTATATAAAATTATTATTGTAGCGATCAAAAATATCAACACGTCCAGAATCTATCTGTATGTCGATGAGTTGTAAAGAAGAATTATCAAAAGTTGTATAATTAGGAGTATCAAAGATTGTTTTGCGGGCAGTATCACCGTTAGCTGAGAAAACAACTAAGGAGGTATCATCTTTCATAAAGTTAACAGTAAACCCAAATTTTTCAAAATTTTCAGTTTTAACACTTATTAATGTTTGCTGTAGATCAAACAATGGAGCAGTTCCTAATGAAAAAACATAAACTTTACCGTCATTTAAAGAATCAGTAGTTGCAAATGGCGCACCAACTGCTAATAGTTTTCCATTAGCTGAAATATCAATAGAATTTCCAAATTGATATTCGTCATCTAAGTTAAGAGAGTCTACAGATCGATCTATTAGATCTATAAATTCGTATTGGCCACTGTTTAATCTATAAAGATAAACTGCTCCAGCATTGTTATCGTAGTTAGGTGCAGACGCTGCAAAAATATTACCATTAGCAGATAGTGAAATACTATACCCGTATTGATCAGGGTCGTTTGTTCCGCTTGTTAACGGATTAGCAAATGTAGTCCATATAATGTTTCCACTTCCTTGTTTATAAAAATAAACTTTACCTTCTGAACCGCCATATCCAATTGCCGATACTGCTAATATAAAAGTATTATCTAATGTTTTTGCAAATGATAATTTAGATCCAAAGAATTCATTGTTGGCCTCATCTTGGCTAACAATAACTTGAGCAAACTCATAATTTATCGATGTTGCTCTATAGTATAATGCTACATATCCCTGTTTGTTATACCCGCTACTGTTTACATTCGATGCTGTCTTTGCTGAAATTGCAAGCCAGTATCCGTCGGGAGAAAATTTTATATCAGTTGCAAAGTTTAGATTTGAGAGATCTGATATTTCTGGGGGTCTGATAACATCATGGGCTATCCATGAATTTAATTTACCATCCTTAGAGTATATTCTTGCAGAGTTAATTGAAGCTACTACTGCAATAGATCCGTCCGGACTAATTCTTATAGTCTTTCCAAAGTATGCGTTCGAAGCAGGAGTAAAGTCAGCTAATACTTTTTTATTAAATACTTTGACATTTGTGTATACGGAATATAGCCCTGCTCCGTTATCATCTGCCCAAATATTTTCTAACGGTTGTAAACTACTAGGGATGAGTTCATTAATATTATCAACTCCTCGAGAAATAAGTTCTCCAGTAATACTGTCATATACATTTTTTGCTCTTGCTGAATAGAATTGGAAAGTTAATATTTGATCAGTAAATGGGGATACCCAATTAGTAATAGTTGCTCCGATGAGTATAGTTCTGTTATTAACTGCCGTGACTTTATAAAATCCGGCAATAGATGTAGAATTAGTTATGCCAAAGATATCGCCTGGTTGGGCACTTGGTATCCTATCGCAAGTAATAGTCAATGTTTTATTAGAATAATTAACACTCTCAACATTAAATTTAGATTTTGTAAATCGATATATGTTCCAGTCTCTTTCTTCAAATGCGCACCATACGTAGTTGCCTTCTTGGAAAGACGTAATGTCTTTAGAAAGTATATCATCTAAAGAATCAATATTTAATTTAACATCTTCGTACCTTACGTATCCAGGAGTTCTAAGATAATTAACAGTTCCGTTAGTAGACCATAAATTATTAGTATATCCTGTTGGTTTTATATAAACATCTGTAGGAAGTTGTCTATAAACAAAATCTACAACTGTTGGATCAATAGATGATACTAATTCAACAGGTTGGGGAGTTAATTTAAATAAACTTTCATCCAACTTAAATTCAATTTCTTTAAAAGAATCAACTGCTCCGTAGTTGCCGACACGAATTGCCCATTCTTCATTAAATGTTAAACTTTCCATACCGTCGGCACTGAGTACATCGAATAATTTACTAAACACATTCTGTGTACCTTTTTCAATGATCATTCCTTGATAGAATTTGTATTGACTTACATCATCTTGAATAATATTTTCTAAATACTGTCTTTTTTGGTATCCAATTAAATGCTGGGCCATCTTTTGCTGACCTACATCAAAATTGTCGCTATCTAAACTATAAAAGTCGGCAAATTGATTAGCTTTATAATCCCAGTTTGGTATCATTCTACTAGTTGGTTGCTGATCAAGTCTAACCCATGCATCTGAAACAAATGCATCAGTACCGGGTAAAAAGTTATTTGCAGAGTAATAGAATTCTTTATGTTTTACTATATCTCCAAGACGATAGTCAGTCCAAGGTTCCCATATTTGTAGAATTGCCTGATCGTATATAAATCCTGGAATATTAAAACTTCCGTTCCAGTTAGTAGAAATATAACCAATAATTTTAATTCTTTCTTGTCTGTATCCCGGAACTTGGTCGTATACTATATCGTTAAACAATGTAGTATTATCTAAAAGTAATACATGTTCTTTCTGTACTAGATATAATGTTGCACCATAGATTCCATGGACAGTATTTGATGGTGATAATGTAAATGTATTGCCTTCTCTAAAGCTATTCACAAAGTTAGATTGTAATGGTTGTCCGTCAACTTTAAATATTTGATAATCAAACGAACGATCTAGTACGTTATTAACAACTGAATTAATACTTTTAAATACTAAATTACTAGCGGCTGGGCTTAGAGATAGTACTGCGCCAACTGACCAGTTTTGTGTAGTCCAGAATAAAAATTCTTTTATTGCTGCTTCCCAATTATTAATATTTCTTAAGGCAGGGTTAAACTCGTCAAATACAAATCCTTCATTTTCTAAGTATGCGCTATATCCTTGCAGGAAATCTACAGTGTCTTGTATAGACTTAAATTTTGTACCGTACCCAATAACTATAGGAGTATCGGCGTTCCATGCTTTTCTAAATTCTGCAGATCTTCCGCCAGTGACTGGTAATTCTGCAAGTTTTACGTAGTATGAATTATCAAATATATTCCCGCTTTGATGAGAAATTTTTACTCGGTAATATTGATTATTTGCTTTAATTAGTTTACCAACAGCATAATATTTGTTCGATTCCCATACTATAAAACTTTCTGAGATTCCTCCAACTGTTATAGATTTCCCAGGCAGTGTGTATGGATAGTAGGTAAAATAAGGGTTATCGTTGTTATAACCTTTTACTTCATAGCCGTCGGCATATTTTGTAATAACAACTCCGCTATAAAAAACTTTTTTAACTGAAGAGCTAGTGTTTAAAACAATATTATAATTTTCGTCTGGGATAAAAACTCCTCCAGAACTTGAAACATTTTTACTATCTAATAATAATCTAAATTTAGGTTTGCTAGTAAATCCGCCTAATTTTGAGCTTAGTTTGTTTGTTAGTGCTGATAAATCATTAGAATATTTTGTCACTAAAGTTGTCACATCACTAGTAATATAATCAACAACGTAATTAATTAAACCTGAAGTAAACACTCGATCAATACTAAATGTAGTTGAAGGTATTTTAATGTCTGCTAAAGAAATTCGTAAATCAGTATCTCGATATACTAATTGATTATTTAAATTTCTAAAAATTCTACTACGGTCTAGGCAAGTTCCTAGTACATAATTAGGTTGTAATAATAGTGCAGTTTCTATCAATGCAAACGCATAATAAGAACTGCGTCTCCATGCTGATTCAACTGGCCCGCAATCACCGAATACATAGTACCCTTCAGGTGTTGGGTTAATATATCCACTAACTTGTCCTGCATTATACGGGTCTAATAAATTACCATTTTCATCTACTGGAACTCCAGTGGCTAGTATGGGTTTTGCAAATTGTGGGGATGTTCGAATTGGGAATCCGGGTTGTCTAATAATTCCATTTTTAATATCGTCCCATAAAATATAATTGTTGTTAGTATATGGTGAAGGCCCATATACTTCATTCCACCACTTAGGCTTTATAGAAAATCCTAAACATTCCCAAGGATGCGTGTCGGGGCGATCAGTATCTAACGTCCATCGATATATTCCTCTCCAGAACGCTGGAGTATTGGCACCATCAGCTGTATAATTTTCTCTATAATTCCATGTAAACGGATTTAATCTGTCCCAAAGAGTATTATCTTGACTAGTATAATCTTTGTTTATGTTTGTAATCCATTGAAAGAAATACTGACTTAATACTTTGTCAAATTCTGTTTTATCGTACGGAGTAGTTCTACTATATCCAGGAATAATATTATACAAATTAAAAATTTGCGGATCGTATTTAATTTTAATATTATTAAAAATACGCATTTCTAATTCTAATATTAATGCATCTCGATAATCATTATAAGCTATTACTATGCTACCGTCATGCCCTTGAATAACCGTTGTTGGTTCAAGGTAAGAATTATCAACATAGATGCACGGTTCATATGCAGGGTACAGCCCTAACTTAGTAGGAGTAGATGGACAAAAAGATCCATCAGTAGTCTCGTACTCAAAGGCTTCAATTAAGTCTCCTTCATTTAAACTTACTAAAATTTCAAAAAATACATCGTCACCAAATAGATAATCTCTACCGTGTACTAATTGGTATCCATTAATGTATACTCCAACTGCACGGTTCGATAATTGTAATAGGTTAAAAGGTGCCGTTAATGGATATGTTTTAACTCTACTATCTAATACAACATACTCAAGTCTAGTTGATCCAGAATGCGGAAACATGTCTGAAAGATAATATGGTTGTGTTTTTGTTTTATCTTTTGCTAATTCTTCTAATATAAAATCTACATGTCGGCGAGGATCAGTATCTATTCCTGACTCACTAGCAAATAAAATAAAAGATCTTTTAAATTTTCCATAATCTATTCTAGCCTGGTCTAATGCATTAACTATGCTAGTAGAATTTTCTCCAAAGTGATACAAACTTAAATTTAATGGGCCGCTATGTTGCACAAATCGAGTACCATAAGGAGTTATGTTGCCTAAATCTCGTATATTACTGTATCCTGGATATGTTCCAGCAAATCCGTTAATGTTTTCTACAATGGTGTCAACATGGTCAATAACTTCACCTAATGTCAGTTGAGTAATATTTTTATTCAGCGGATTATTTTGTAGATTTAACGGAATTTCATAGTAGCCATTTTCATTCTTTGGCTGTGTTGCTATACATTTTAATGTTAATACATCAGTTAAATTAATAGGAGTAGTTAATACTACTTTTTTCCTAATAGGGCCGTCTTGTATAACAAAAGATTCTTTATTTTGACGTTTTCCGTTTATGTAAACTTTAACTTGTAAGTCATCTAAATTATTTTTAAAATCATAAACATCTATAGGAAAATCGTTAGTTAATCCACTTTCTTTAAATATACGAACAATTGGCTGAACGTTTTTAATAGTTGACTCTACCCACCCATTTTGGTAAGAAAAATTATCAATAGAAGCAACAATTTTTAAATATCCAATATTGGTATTTTTACTTAATACATCAGTTAATGATTTATAATTAAAACTATCACTTAGTAAATTAAAGTCAAATACAATATCGCCGATATTATTAATATTTTGATAACTTAAAGGAAATTTAAGCTCAGCATCATTTGTACCAGATCCTATTTTATAAGAAAATAATTTGGTACCAATAAAATTAGAACCCTCATAAACTTCCGCGTTGCCATAACTTACTCCATTATTATCAAATATATCAAACAGTGGAGGTTGACTAATTGAGATTTTATCTTGCCCTAATTGCCAGGTATGGCCATTATACCAAAACATACTTCCTTGGTTTACATTGCCTAATTTAACTAAAATAGTTTCGTTATTAACAGGTATTGAATCAGTGTCTTCTACAAGATTAATCTGTCGACGAAGTCCGCCAAATACTTCAATTTTATGTGTGCCACTACCTGTGTTAAATAATTTAACTTGGGAAGTTAAGTTCTTGTCTGTATATAATTTAATTTTTGTAGTATCAACTACTACTACAAAATATATCTTACCGTTAATTAATCCTTCTATATTTGTATTACCGTTATTACGATATTCAATTTGATTTCCAGTAGTAAGACCGTGGGCGGTTGGAAATGTTAGTATACTAGTAGTTGTATCTACTCCTGTAGTTGCTACAAAATCTATAAGCCTGCCAGGTATTGAAATTTCAACAAAATTAACTTTAAAAATTTTACCGTTGACAAATCTATCAGTATCGGCTGTAAATAATACTCGCATTCCATTTACTAAATTAACACCGTCAATATTATATCCTAATGATCCTTCAATAGTTGAAAATACATCCGTTGTAAATGTATCTATAACATCAACATTTTCTTTTGATGCATGACCAAAATTAAACAATTTTAATCCAGCATTAAATTCAATAATAGGGCGAGTGGCTCGTTGGGCTTGATCTAATTCAGGAACTTGTCCGTTTGCTTTTGCCGATGCAATAATAATATCTTGGTGGAACCATCTATTGTTTCTGCTCCAAGGATTTCGGTCAATGCTTGCTCTATTGATAACAATATAATCTTTGTCTTTTGGAAAAGAAGTTAGTGTGCTGAACGGTGCTTTATCAAATGGCTCATCATCAAATAATAATGCAACTTCTTGCGTAAAAGAACTTATAATTTCAAGGTCGGCTTCGTTAACTAACGTAATTGCCGAGCCTACTCCTTCAACATACCAATAGCCCGTTGAATATTTTTTAGGAGCAATATTACCTTTGAAAAACAATTTCATTCCGTTAGATAACGGAACACCATTATTCATAGTATATGTTTTTTTACCTATAATATCTTTTTCTAAATTAAGAAAAGAATTTTCGTCAATATCTTTTACTTGTAATACACCACCTACATTAGGGTCTTGTTCACTAACATAAAATAATACATCAGGTGTATCATTCCCTACTTTAAAAGTTAATGTTCCAATTTCAACTGCACTTGCTGATACTCCTTCAGTATATCTATCTAGCTCACCAGGTGTCCTAGTTGTTTTTATTGAAAACGGATTATTAGGCGTATTAATGGAAAAATGATAAGTTTGCCCTCTATATAAGGTCAATGCAGGATTACGAGTTAATCCGTCTGGACTAAAAATATATGCATAAGTATCGCCTTCATCTTCAGCAATGACAGTATACGTACTTTCAATAGCTAATTGTTGGCCTTCTACTTCTACGGGAGTAGGACCGTAAGGTAGCCAATAGTACTGTTGAAAATTAACAAATTTATCCCAGCTGATGTGCGGATTCCAAGAATAAAACTCTTGTTTATTAAGTCTTTCGTGATTATTTACAATACCACCGGCAACAGAAATATGATTAATATGATCAATATAATCTTTAAAAAATGTAGTATTTCCAAGATAATCTTGTATAACTGCCGCAGGCTCTAATTGATAATCTTGTCTAGTTTTATCAGATGCTGACAGAAAAACATCTGCCGATTTAACAGATTTTGCACTTTGTCTACCAATAAACCCTGTTATTTTTTTAACAGTTCCGGGCTGTGTTAATTGATCTAATGTGGCTGATAAGAATTTTTTATTACTATCGGTTCGATAAAAACGAGGTAATAGATCAGCTGACTTTCTATTTTCTCTATTAGAAAGAGGCAAATTTGGTTCGTCTTGATTAGCCATTAATTATTTCCTGCACTAGTTATTGTTTGTTGACTTATTGTCATTGTATTTGAGGTTATTGAGCCTGCACTTTTTATCTTACTTGCAGTTATTGCTGATATTATTTCTATATCATTCACCGTGGCACCATTGATAAAAATTTGATCTTTTTCTGCTCGTATTTCATATAGACTACCAAATGTTAGTGTTGATTGCTTTGGTACTATAATAAAATTTACAATATTTGGAGCAAGTCTATTCATAACATATGTTGATAGTTCAGTAAAATAAAAGTTGCCACCAAAATCCCAATTCTCTAAAGCAAAGAATTCGTTAATTGCAGATAATACTTTTGATTTAACATCGTTATCACTGATAACAATTTCTGAATTTTTAACAATTTTAAAAACTGATTGCACATCTGCGCTGGCCTTAGATCCAAATAGTACTTTATACCTAACAGGATGATATATAATTTCATCACTTATACTTTTAATTTTATTGAGATCGGATGAAAGTAGATTGTATAAAAAATCAGAACTAGGTGCTAGTGGTTCTGTAATACGTGTACCGTCTAGCCATTCTCTAAACACTTTATCATAATCTTTAGTTAGAATAAAAACGTCAATTAAATTAGTTAGTCCAGGATCAATACGTGATTCGTAATCTGCATTATGTATATACTGAAATTTAATATTTGAGCGGCCTTCATAAACTTTATAATTTAATGAAACTACAAACCCTAATGTTAAACTATATTGTTTAACTACATTAGTGTCAATGAAATAATAATATTGCCCGTCTACCCCACTGGTTGGTTCTGTGGTCATTATTATAACAACATCGTTGGCATTATCTATCCATCTATAATCTTCTTGCCCTTGTTCTATTAAGTATAGTTCAAGCACTACATATTTTGTTGTAGTATTAGTATTAGGATCAACAATTTCTTCAAACAGTGTTGGATTGTCAACTACGCCATCATCGTCGGCGTCAGCAAAAGTAATTTCAATTTTTTTAGTATCGATGTATCCGTCAATTCCAACATATTCATTTGATATTTCCCAGTCTCTATCATAAGTAAAAGGAATAATATTGTCGGGTTTGGTATTGATACTTAGAATTTTAATGTTATCTTTAACTATAGTATTAGTTCTAGTATCATAAATTTTATCGCTAGCATCAAAATAAAATCTCAATTGTTGATCGCTTTCAAAAATAAATCTTAACAATCTAGACTTAACTGTATAAAATTCAGAATCTGTTGTGAATAACAATAACCAACTAGAATCTAATTGTTGATTAGAATTATCTCCTTGTTTTCCTAAACTAAAATCACTTGCAGTATTTAAATTAACATTGAATACTAATTTCCAAGTTCGAGACTCAACATCATATCTTAGACCAAAAGACTTATTGTCAAATATTAAATCAATCATTGTACTGATAATATTAGTGTCAAGTACTGTTCTCCATGCAGGAATTATTTGACTTAGTATTGCAGTTGACGGAACGATGTCATTTAATACAACAGTTCCTGAGCCGCCTAATAATTTACCAATACCGTTGTTAGTGCCGTCTCCACTAACTGAAATAATCTTACACCATAATATAGTCGTTGCATTAAAAGGCAAAGGTCCTGTAATAGGCATTAACTTATTAAAATTAGATTTGTCAAAATAATGAGTATATGTTTTTACTCCAGCATTGTCAGTAGTGAATAAAGATTCAAATTTTACTAAGGCGCTGGGAGTTATAAATCTTAAAAGTGTGCTAGTATATGTTCCGAGTTTTAGAGGGGCAACAAATCCAATATTAGAACCAATAAATCCTGTACTTTGATTAGTATCGGTAGTTGCATTATACCAAGAAATCTCAGTTCCTACGGCAATTGCTGTAAATTTAGAATAGTAATAATCTCGTAGTTGTTTTGACTTAAGAGTGTCTAATAATTGATTATATATAACTGCTTCAATATCTGTTCTAGTACTATATGTAAATCTAAAACTATCATCATATTCTTCTCGGTACAATGCCCCGTCGTCTGCAAATAAATTAGTCTTAGAATATTTGCCTGTTGGGTCTACTAGATCATAATATCGACTTATTCCACTACTTGATCTATTAATAGCTTTAACTTTTATAACTTGCTGATTAACACTTAACGGACTAATGTTGTAATCTTCGCCAGTTATCATACGATTTTGTGTATAGTATGTTGCAGGAGCGTTTGCCTTAATGCTAGTGTTTGACTCAGTTGCTGACGAGTTAGTAATTGAAGACTGCAAACTGAAAGTTATTGATATAGTTTCAGATTGATTATTATTAGAGATGTACGGTACTTCTATAGATATATTTCGCATATCTTTAGGATTAACTGTATATGCAACTCCGATACTTTGTCGATAATAAGTTCTAAACGAGCCTCTTGGAAGATTTCCAAACACTCCGTCGCTAAACGATAAACTAACTTTATCATCTGAGCGTGTTATAACACTATAGATATTTCTAATTGATTTTGTTAAACTATTGTAGATAGTGTTGTTGCCCTCTAGAGCTGGGATTTTAGCCCAATATTCTGACTCTACGCCTGCCTGATCTAATTTATATAACCACACATCGTCGTTGTTTATATTAACAGCATCAATGTCTACAGTCTCAGTTGTAGATGGTTGATCAATTGTAAATGTTCCCTGATTTAAAATACCTTGTCGAAAATGGATGAAAAACCCAGTATTTGCACTTCCGTTGCCGCGGCCATCATTTCTGTATAAAAATGCTAATCTATTACCAACAGCCGGTGGCTCTTCGTAGATATAATTTTCACCTTTAAATGTTGTACTAACAATTTCAAAAGGCAATACTCGACCATCTACAGATTTTGAAAAACCATATACCGGAACATCAGTATTCCTGGCTTGGAATCTATATTGTTCTGTAGGTATGTTGTATACTGTAGATTTATCATCTGGTGTACCAAATTGTCTATTAGCAGGTAATGCAGCATTAAGAATTTTAATAAATTGATCATACCAATTTGGATTAGTAGGATCATTCCATGTCACTGTCTGCCCTGATAAGTTTCTTCCATTAGAATCGTATATAACTTGGCTAGTTGATAAGGTAGAAAACTTTAATAATCCGCTGCCGGCAATATTTCTTTTAGTATTATAGCTCAATAGGCGGGCAAGACGGAGAATACTTTCACGACGCTCTGCTAGCTCTAAAAAGTTATCTCGGGCATTTAAATCAATACGGAAAGCTATGCTTTGTCCCAAGAACGCAATAAGGTCAATTAGAGCAAGGTATTCACTAGATTCAATGTAATCGTTAAAATCTTCAGGATAATTTTCCCTGATATAATTAACCATAACTCTGCGAAGATTTTCAAAATCGTAGCTTTGAAAGTCTGCATTGCGGAAGCTTTGGTAAATTCGTGTCCAGTCTTCTGCTACTAGTAATCTATTTTGTCTATCAGTTGTTGACATACGCCTATCCCAATTATTGAGTATTTAGCGTATATTATTATGTGTGTAGTTAATTACATTCCTGACAAGCCGTTAGCTTTGTCAAACTTTAACTGGATTGCTTCTTGAATGTTGTAAGGATAATATACTAGTACACACTCAATTTGTATGCCGGTATCATACGAAGTCACTAAAATTTGTTCAGCACGTACTCTACTATCATAGTTAATAATAGTCTCTACATCTTTAGTAATTAAATTTTTAACTTCTTCAGTTAACGGTTCAAATAAAATATCCCAAATCACTGTACCAAAATTAGGCTGTTCTAGTCGTTCGCCAAGTCGTATATGAAAATGATTTAGTATATCTTGTTTGATTAACTGTAGATCATACAGGGCAAAACTATCTGCCACAGAAGAAACTGTACTAAAACCTTTATAAGTTTTACTACCTGGTACTATCTGGCTTGCAGATTTGCCTTTTAGTGTAATCTTATCATATAACCGAGAACTGGATGCCATCTAGTATTTACTCCTCTTCGGGCGGTTCTTGATTAGCCGCTGGCACTTTAGCAAATGTATCAGTTGTAGTCGAATAGACTCTCCATGCTCCTGGAGGAGTGTTCATATCATCTGTAAAATCACTCTGGTCATTCAATTCTTCACCGTCAGTTGATTCATATCTACCAGCTTCGTCTCTATCTAATTTATCAGGTTTATAATTTACAGGATCTAAATTTTCATGGTGGGGATAAGGTTCAGGTGTGGGCATCCTACGCATTATTGACTCAGTACTAGTAGGAGATTCCCATTGATCTTGTCCTGATAAATCAATAATAGTGTGTAATTTTAATCGTTGAGGCAAATTTGCTTCTTCTGCTTCTTCTGCAACCTCTGCCGCAGAACCGGTTGCCGCAGTTGCGGCGCCTGGACCGTTCATATGAATTGCTGGGGCGGTTTCAACTATATTACCTCCAGCATGGGTTTCGTTTGATCCGCCAGATGTGTGGAATATGTGGCCGCCGGCATTAAGATCATAACTACCGTCCATACTTGTTATTACACTTCCTCCGTTTGTTGACGAACTATCTCCATCTACGCTAGTAGTAATACCACCGTCAACTTTTATATCTATATTACCCACTACATGATGTAAGAAATTTTGATCATACACCTTATTAACATCTTGTTTTACCAAATGTTTATAATTTTGATCAAATAATTTATCAACATCTTGCTTAACATGTTGTTTATAATTTTGCTCGTACGTTTTATCTACATCTTGTTTAATATGTATTTTTTGATTACCATCAACAATTAAAATTTGATCGCCAATAACATGTGTATGTTTCTCACCTTTAACTTTTGTGTTAAAGTTTCTACCAGCTTCCATGTTGATATCTCGATCTGCATAAAAATTAAAATCTTGCTTAGTTCTAAAACTAATACTATCTTCCGCATAAACTTCTATTTTGCCGTCACTGGTTAATTCGATCCATGCAGTTCCACGACTATTTCCAATATAAATTAAATCTTCACTATTATGTAATACTATTTGATGGCCAGTTCTTGTACGGAATCTAATTAGTTCATTATGCAATATATCTTTTATGCCGTCTTCACCTTGTTCAAGTGAAGCGTACTCAGGAGGGCCGTCAGTAGGTTTTGTTTTACGTAAAAACTTATCATCACCGTCGTCCATAACAAAACTAGATCCGCCAAGACGACTAACAAATGCATTATTAATCTTATGTTCGTGTTTACCTACTTTGCCTGTTGGTCCTTGTTTGTCAACTGGTCCAGGTGTACTAATTCCAAATACCATACTAGGAACTTCTCGACGTGCGCTACTAGTTGTTATTCCACGTATATCATCTTTAAGAAGCCCTTGATCTTCTAATTTCTTAGCGGCTGGATTTTCAGGTTTTAGTTTTCTTGTAGTATCGCTTTCGGTGTCAACATGTATAACTTTATTATAATCTGATACTGGTACCCGTTCTTTTTCGGTATCAGTCTCTCTACTGTCGTCTACTACATATTGAGTTGACGCATATCCGGGGAGAGCAAAATTCATGTCTTCGTTTTGAACACATCCAATCCAGAAGCCTTTTCTAGTATCTCCTCCAATAAAAATTACAACTACAATAGTGCCCACATCTGGAGGTACCATCCACATTCCATAACTTTTTTGCGTATTACCATGTGTGTCAGAATCTTCTGAAACGTAATCAATATGTGTTGATCCGTAAAAAGGATTTAAGTATTTTACAGTACGTAGTTGTCCTTCTCTGTCGTCGTCATTTCCTGCTTCGTGCAGAACTTGCACTTCTAGAGTGCCCATGTATGTAGGGTCTAAGTGGCTAACAATTTTAGCTAAAAAGGGGCCGGCGTCTAGTTCGACTGAATTGGCCCCTAGTCTGGTTTCTTCTGGCATTTAATTATCCGTTATTAACTTGTGTATCAAGGATCAGGTGCGTCACCACTGTCTTGTGGTGGTGGTAATTTTGGAGGGAAACTTCCGCCACCACCTTCAGTGACTGTTTGTTTAACTAAGCCTAACGTCTGCGTAAATTTTCCTCTGTTAAACTCACTATCAACTTGGAGTACCTTATATATACCTGTAAACTCTCTCACCGCAGAAGTATTTCCAAAATCATACTTACCGCTGTCAGTATTTGCATCATCAGGCGTTCTAAATGCTACCCTGCAAAAAATTTCTCCAGTTTGCCAATCCATTGATCCTTCGGCATTGATTCCTGCACCTGCTGTTGGAATAGTAAAATTGCCGTGGCCGGTATCTCCTAAGAAATACGGATCGCCTAATACTTTTAAATTTAGATTGAGCATATCATATCCGCGAGTTGCTAGATCCATAAACTGTCTAGCTGCCGTTGTTGCTGCATCGTCAAATCCAGTTCCGCCACCAAATTTTGCAGTTTTAGTTCCAAGTTGATCTTTGCGTGATTGCTCAGGGCCGCCGCTGCCGCCGGCCGCTTCTGCTGGTAAAGACCCCGAATCAGTTATGTTATCTGAGGCTCCGCCCGTTGAGGATGCGAGGGTTTTATCTTCAGAATTTTTGCCACCATCAGCGTTAAAAGCTCGATAAAATCCTACTTTATATTCAATAGCAAAATCAAGTATGTCATGATTTTTACCGGTATAGATATAATTATACTCTCTGGAAATAGCCATTGAAGCAGACCCTTTTGATCCAGTATTGGGCGTAGTAAACACCGTGGCATCTACCATATAAGGAACTACTCTAAAAATAACTTTTTTAGCTTTTGTTCCAGTTTTTGGATCTTCGCTAGAAATGTTATGCAAGTGAGTTTCTATTCGCCACCATACAACTTTTCCATCAGGTGTTTGGTTGGCTTCTTCTAAGGCTTGTCTACCGTAGTCACTAGTTAAAATAACTTGATTAATAATATCTTGTACTGTAGATCCTTGTGCAAATTTAAAGTTTGCATTCTTAGTATCTATTTGTATTTCGCCGCGTTTATAAATTCCAGTAGCAGGATCGTATGTTGCGTTATCTTTGGCCATTGGAGTGTCACCTTTGTTATACACATCAAGGCCTAATTTTGATTCTCCAATAGGATTGCCCATATCATTACTAGTATATGGATATGTTGGAAAGACAATATCTATTTCATGTGCATATGTCACATTTTTCTTTTTATCTTTATCGTGTTTTAGTTTATCATTAATAATCGATTTTAAGCTCTTAGATCCTTCTGACAATAAATTTTTTACTGTGTAGGGGCCTTTTTCGTCACACGCTATCATTGCATCAGTTTTTATTTGTGCAAATGTTGACGACATGCCTTGTTCATTCCACGGATACGCTTCGATATCATATTCAGAACCTCGAGCAGTGACTCGCATGGTCACATCTCTAATTTTCATATGAATATATTTGTTTGTTTTAGGAATAGTTTGAAACGGTTCGTCTGGACTAAAGTGTCCTTTGAACTCAATTTTTAACATATACGGAGCATCTACGTAGTTTTTATGTCCTGCTTGTAATGCTGCCGTTTGTAATGTTTCCCAAAATTTTCCCATGCTGTACGGTTCAATAACTTTGAAACTTATACTTAATGCATTGCTATTGCCTGCTTGTTTATCAAGTCCTACTGTACCAGATATCCTAACATTATCCATAAATGTGGTTGCGCCAACTGTGTCTCCGTTAGGCATTTGTATAATCGGCAACCCGCCGCCACGGACTCCGCCATTGACTTCTCCGTCACTAAGTGCATATAGTCCAAACATGTAAGTATAAGATGCATAGGCATGTAGAGGATTAGACGGAGCACTGCCACCAGCTGCTCCAATTGCTCCAGCAAATCCATTTAGAGAATTTGCAAAGTTTGCAAGTGTGCTAGCAAGACTGGATGCTCCTAAGGCTCCTGCAACTCCACTAAGGCTTCCTGCAACTCCCGATATGCTTGAAATTGCATTTCGAGCTGCTCCAGCAATACCGGCAGCAGTGTTTGCTACTCCTGCAATCTGTCCTATTACCCCAGATCCTGTATTTGTTAATCCGTTAGATACTAAACTTTTAATATTGGCTGCAGATTGACCCACTGCATATATGCTGTTAGTGGCCTGTGCTACTCCACTAACAGTTCTATTAACATTAGTTAATGCTGTTGTAGCTGACCCTACGCTGTCAAATAATCCCATATTATAGTCCTAAAATTTTAGATAGACTATTACCTTTTGGAATGTAAATTTGCACTCCTGGGATAAAATCGTAGATTGGATCTTGAAGTACATTTAAATTTCTTTGAGTAAATACCCACCATAATTTAGATGTTTTGTATAAGTCGTAGGCTAAGAGATCAGGCCTATGAGTGTATTGGCTTTCAATAGTATATAAGAAATCATCTGGCTCTGCAGGAACAGGTCTAATTTTTAAAAAACTTAGATGATTTCCTACTATAGGAGTTTCTTTCCATGGGCTGGTTGATTTGTACACTGCTGACATTATATGAATCCTGCGGCTCCGCCGCTAATAAACGATTGTAAGTTAAATGTTTTAACTTTTTCTCTACTGTAAATTGGTTGTAATTGTACATTAAAAGAACTTTTGATAGGCACATGACTTGCACCGCAGGCAATGTAATCTACATCTGCTGGCAAATCGCAAGAATAACTTTTTACAATAACAGGAATGTCTTTAAACACATAATCTCCGTAGGCATTAAACTTTAATATGATTGGAGGATTTCCATCTGAAAACATTTTTGTACATGCTCTTAAAAAATTTAAAGCACTAATCCATGCTTGTCCTTCTACAGAATCCGATACAAAGAACGGTGCTTGTATAGTTATGCTTTCTGCTTTGCTATTTTGATAAGCAAAAAATGAATAATTTTGATGTGTTATAGCAACTTCTTCGTAGCTGGCTCCGCCACTGATCGAAATAGTAGGAGTAAATGGAAACACTAATTTTCCAACTACTGCTCCAGTTAAGGTTGCTCTCCAATCAGATCCGCCGCCGCCGCCACTTAATGCACTTGCAAGTCCACCTACTGCGCCCGCAAGTCCACCTACTGCCCCTAATGCATTAGTAAATAACGCTGCGCCTGCGGCAAATGATGCAACTGGATTACCTCCATCAGGAAGATTAAAACTTCTTAAACTTGATAGTGCGTCGGCTGCATTAGATACATTACCGATAGCTGATGAGATCCTGCTTGCTGTACCAGTTACATTATTCAATACACCCATTGCTTGCACTTGGGCAGATCCAATAGATGCAGCCGCTCCGGTGATAGTTGACAATCCGCTGGTTAAGTCAGAAAAAGACATTTTGGACTCCTTAGTGTATGTATTTAGTTGACAAAATTAAGTGCATAGTTTATAATAGTAGAAAATAGGACTATAATGAAAGTTAATTATCTAAACAACAAAGATTTACTGGAAGAAATACATAAAAGCAAGAATACATTTTGTAGTTTTATTGACCCGGCATATCATCGATATGATCTAATACTACCTAGTATAGATAAAGTTAACATACGAACTATTGCCGAAGCAAAGCGGGCCCAGGCTAAGCGACAAGGTAGCGAAGAATACCAACGACGTAAAGCTCTTGGAGAAAAGGTCAAGCAAGCAGATACAGAAGTTGACTATAAGAAAATTGCCAAGACTGATGTTATTTTTCGCATTATGTCATTTGATCATATTCCGTTAAATGGCACACGCAAGAAAAATCCTAAAACTCTAGCAGATCATAGAGATAAAGTTAACTTTCCTCCTTTCCAGCATTGGAAATTTGACGACAAAGATATACTAATATGTGTCGGTAAATCGCACTGGAAGGGTGACTTAGAGACAGGCAAGTTTAATAAAGATCACGGACAGATTACAAACACTCTAGCCCGCATGTACATTAAACTATGTGAACGCTATGCTACTCGCGGCAATGTACGTGGCTACACTTACAATGACGAGATGCGTGGGCAGGCTATCTTACAGTTAACTCAGATTGGTTTGCAATTCGATGAAAGTAAAAGCGATAATCCCTTTGCATACTTTACCGCCGCGGTGACTAACAGCTTTGTTAGAATTATTAATTTAGAAAAACGTAATCAAAATATTCGAGACGACATGTTGGAAATGAACGGTATGAATCCTAGCTATAGCAGGACCGGTGCTGGTGAACATGCGGCTGCTGTCAAACGATTTGACGAAACAACCGATTGATCTTTATTGACAACTAGTCTATAATAAGCTAACGGAGACATTATTTTGAGTAATCTTTTTAAGAAAGTTGCCTGCTTCACAGATATTCACTTTGGATTGAAGTCTAATAGCAGTGTTCATAACCAGGACTGCGAAGACTTTGTAGACTGGTACATTGCTAAAGCCAAGGAGGAAGGGTGTGATACAGGAATTTTTATGGGTGATTGGCATCACAATCGCAATAGTCTTAATATCACTACTATGGACTATAGCCTTAGGGCCTTGGAAAAGCTCGGTCAGGCGTTTGATCAATTTTACTTTTTCCCTGGTAATCATGATTTATATTACAAAGACAAACGGGATATACACTCTGTCGAGTTCGGAAAATATATTCCCGGTATCACAGTGGTACACGAACCGACTACCATTGGGGACGTTACACTCTGTCCGTGGCTTGTAGGCGACGAGTGGCGGGCAGTAGGCAAAAAAGGTGGCAAGTATATCTTTGGGCATTTTGAGTTGCCCAGCTTTTTTATGAACGCCATGGTACAAATGCCGGATCACGGTGAAATACAGTTAGACAGTTTTAAAAATTACGAACTAGGGTTTAGTGGGCATTTCCACAAACGCCAACAACAGCGTAATATGATCTACATTGGCAATGCATTTCCGCACAACTATGCAGACAACTGGGATGATGACCGTGGCATGATGATCCTTGAGTGGGGAGGTCAACCAGAATATCATAGTTGGCCTGCTCAACCTACATTCCGTACGATTAAGCTAAGTCAATTAATTGATGATGCTGACAAGATTATATTACCTAATCAACATTTAAGAGTTAGTTTAGATATTGATATAACTTACGAAGAAGCGAGTTTTATTAAAGAAGACTTTATGAACAAATACAGTATTCGAGAACTAACTTTGATTCCTGAAAAGAAAGAAATAGAGATTAACACAACTATGGATATTCAATCATTTGAATCAGTTGATCAAATTGTTAGTAATCAGCTGGTTAGTATCGAAAGCGATACATATGATACAAAAATTCTATTGAGCATCTATAACAGCCTATGATAAAAATTAAAGATTTAACGGTTAAGAACTTTATGAGCGTGGGCAATCAAACCCAGGCTGTTAACTTTGATA